CTCCATAGCTGGAAAACCCAGCAGAAACGATATGCCCAACAATTCTTTGCTTTTTGTGCTCTATGTTAGTAGGCTTATGAACAAAATAGTCCTTAACCGCCAAAGCCGTCTCAGTGGAAATGCCATCATGGTTTTTATTGAACCTGTTAACTACTGCCGCATTAAAGGCAACCCCAACTAAATCAATATTCTTATCTAAATCAACTGACTCGGGCATTAATCTCTTAAGATCACTTAGAGAAGCTTTTGAAATTTTGATATTTTCTTGGTCAATATCTGCGGACGCAAGAATTGGCTGCAAAAAGGCTGTTTTATATTTATAGTATGGAACCATGTTTATCGATAAAGTGCTCGAACTATAAAGTTGTTACACGTTTTTTATCGATTTGAGAATTTTTCCGAGTGATAAACGATCGCCGCGGTGTAGTTGGTTAGCTTATGGTTATTTGCGGTTTCTTCTACTTCCTTGGACAAATCTAGCTTTAATATGTTTTTATTGTTTTTTACGCAACTCTCGGCCGTAGCTTTCCAATCTTTAATATCCTTGGCGATTATTACCTTTTCGCAAAGGTCATTAATCATTTGATTTTGATTTTTATTTAATCTTTTGATCTTGAAATGTTTTCTCGCCGCCTTTTTACAAAAGTCCTGTAAGTCCTCGGAAGCCTTAATTGCTCGAGTAACATTTTCCGTCGATATGTTTGCCCTGGAAACTTCCTGCGGAATACCATTGGTACCACGTGGTCTCCCTGGCAAACCAGGAACTTTTTGCACTTCTTCCCCTTCTCCTTCTTCCTCCTCGGGGCTAACCATTGGGACTCCTCCTACAATTGGATTATAATATCCCTTTTTGCGATCCTCAACAAATTTATCCTGAGATTTGCCGATTTGTTCGGCTTCTGGGAAAACCCCTTTGTTAATAACGTCCATTCCTTGCTCGGGAGTTATGAGGCCTAGCTCCATAAGCCTTGTGGCTACTCTTTGCGTTTGAGTGGAATCTTTAGTGTCAATCTCCTTAAACCTGGCAATAGGATAATTTCGAAATCCCATGTTTTTGCAAACTTGTTTGATTTCTGGTTGTAGAAAATCATTTAAGAACCCCTGCCTTGATTCCTTAAGTCTTTCTAAAAATATTTCAGCCTTAACTGCGGTGTTGCTATATTTCTCACTGCCCACAACGATATTCTGCAGTCCCTCTTTGATATCTTCGTTAACAATTCGATATTTTTCGTACCCCAAGATTTTATTCATATCGGGAATAACAAATTCTGCCTTGGTTGTATAATCAGAAACCAAAACCCTACCAACACTCTCGTTTCTAAAAAGCTCTTGCATGGCCGCAAGATTATTATGGTTAATCCCGCCTTTGCTTGGCTCATTGCCCATGCTGATTAAAAGTATAACATTCTCAATAGTTCTAACAATCGCTTGATCAATTTTTTTGAATTCAAGCTTCATATTTATATCTTCCAATACAGAAAAACCAAAAGGAACGGCAAACGGTTCGTAATCCTGCTTCTTATAAAAAGAATACCTTAAACTTTCTGGCTCAATCTCAACTTTTGCTCCGTCAGGTTGGTACCCGTTCATTTTAAAGTTTTCTTTTATATTGTCTGGTAATCCTTTATAAACTTCTCGGTCATAATCATTTTTAGGATTCTTTAGTCTTTCAATTTCATATTCGCTTAAAACTTTTGCGTATACGCCAGTAGCCTCAAATCCAGTTGCCCTACGGGCAATCATGTCATACGGATTCAATAAAACATAACGTATGGGGATCTTATTTACAGATACCGCCCCGTAAGTTTTTGTCATCTTGATAAAATCATCAGTATTAAATCGCCCGTCAATCTTATAAAAGAAAATATTTCCAGATCTATAATACTCTCGAAAATATTGATCCCTCACCTTCCATAGTTTTATCTTCCTGAACCAAGCTTCGATAAAGTCTCTTGATTTCCTACTTCCTCCATCAAGAAATATATCCGAATTGGCAAACTCGGCCATAATGTCTATAGCATTTCTAAATATTGCAACGTTTGCGTATGCCTTTTGACACAATTCAATAGATTCCCTTACATTAATGCCACTAGCTGAATAATCATATGGCAGAAGACCGTCTCTGATATTTGTATATTTATCTTTCTGGGGAACTTTGTGAATTCGGTTGGTTCTTGATCTTGTGGATGCGCCACCTCCACTACGGGAATAAGCCGCCTTGGCTGTGGAATTGAAATAAGCTTCACCCTCTAAACTTGGAGTGTATGTACTATGCTGAAATAATGGATTAGCAGCCAAAGTCTCTTCTATTGACTGCTTTTTATCAAACTTGTTCCAGTATTCCGATTTTTTACTATATTTTCTTTTTGCGGCCATTTCTTTTAATTACACGAAAGTTATCAAAGTTACTTTTAAAAGTTGCTAAAGTCACTTTATTTAATAAATCTTGGGGTAAAAGTGACTTCAACTTCTCGTGGCTTAAAGTTCATAATATCAAAATATGTCTTGACCATCCAATTGCCTAATACTAACGCCGAATAACTATCTTTTCTAGCTTTATCTCGCCCAGATTGTCTTCTTAAATTTGGAGGAAGATCGAAAGTTTGCGTGCCTTGCGTTGTAGTTGTTATTTGTATAAGCGCACATTCTACTTTTGTAAGATCTAGCATATCGCTTTGATGTTCAACAAAATCAATCATTTTCGCTTCCCTTGTCATTTTTTCACTTAATACGTCACTACCTTTTAAATATTTTAACTTTTCAATGGGAATTTGTTTTCGTCTCTGTGTTTGATATGAATCATCAATAGCTCTCGACCCAAAGAAGATTCTTTTATGGTCAAAATTAGATTGCAATAATTCGTTAGCCTGTCTTATCCAGTTGCTTGTGGGTTTTCTTAAATAACAAATTTTCTTTTCGGTTTTATTATATTCGTTCCGTGCTTTCTGTAAGTCAGCGTTATATGCTTCTGGTTTTTCGAAATCGACTTCAATTGTTTTTAATTTTAGATTATCTTTTTTAAATATTTCGCTTTCATTGCAAGCGCTTAGAAACTGAACTCCGCCAGCATAATCTCCAATGACCATAACGACATTAAACGCCTGCAAAATATAAGAAAAATATTTTATATGTTCTTTCATATTGGCGCCAGCAAGGGCATAACTGTGAACCACGGTTCCTGTTTGCTTTTCCTTGTTAAGCTTTAAAACTTGAATTGCAAAATCGTCCGAGCTTTCGCTTTCCGCCCAACTGGGATCAAAGGAGACTAAATATTCGGCTCCTGCTTCACCAGAAACCTCAACAGACGGATGCTCGCCATCAGGTACTGTACATTCCGCCATTTTTGATATCTTGAAATATCCACTGCTGTCGTCCGTAAAAACAGCGCCGAACTCTCGGTCAAACTGGCTTTGGCTCATAGAAGACTTAGCTTGATTTAATAAATTCTGATCGTAAAGCTGCTTTGGCGCACAATCATATGAAAACTGCATGATCGCACGACGAGCAGTATCACCAACAGGTTGATTATGTATTAAATTTTCAAATTGAGTATACGCTTTGTACATATATTCGAATTTATACGACGCAGACGATAAAGCTATTAATTTATTATTAGACCAAACATATCTCTCTTCCTCGGTCATTTTACCCTGCTCAATCATTTTTGTTTCAAGGTTGTATAAATCTTCTCGCTGTGTTGGGTTCTCAACCACGGACAAGAAAGGGACTATAACTTCATTATAAATTCTTTCTGGCATTAGCGCAAACTCATCAATAATAATTCTATGAAAACGAAAACCACGAAGCTTTTCACCGTCGCCCAGTGGTAGCGCTCGAATTCTCGATCTACCTATTTCCATGAGCCACTCATCATTGCTTTTAGTCTTCTTGGTGATGCACTGAGCAAATAGAGCGGCTTCAGGTTTTGCAGCAATATCTTCAATCTTCTTGAAAATCATTTTTGCTTGTCGGAAAGATTTAGATAATATTCCAATCTCAACTCCCTGGTTTAAAACCGCATCCAACATCGCATAAATACCAGTCGTAAACGACTTAGACATTCCCCGAGACCATACTCCCATGAAATAATCTGTTTGAAACATCGCCTTGACAGCCATGTGTTGAAACGGGAAGAGTTTAATTCCCATCAACAAGTCTGCTGAAAAAGTTATGTTCTCTCGAAGAAATTTGTAAAAAAGAATTTTAGCCTCCTTTTCTTCAAGAAAGCCAATATCACCAGCTAAGAGCTGCTTGTTTATGTCGCGAGTCTTGTTTACGCGTTCCTTTTGATTTCCTTCTTCCCAAGCCATAATTCCTTGCGTCTATATAATACTGTAAATCACAGTGCCATATTTTTCTACCAAAATATAACC